AAAGAAGCTAAGGCGTATCACGACCACGTCTTTACTATAAAAGAAAAGCAAGATGCCGAACGTCTTGTGGACGCATTCCACAGAAACGACCATACGGCTAAGTATCTAACCGATGCAAAGTTTGAAGTCCCTAGTGTCGGTCTTATAGACGGCATAGCGTTTCGGGGTAAGGCGGATGTTCTACAAACAAAGGGCGGTTTGGTAGATCTAAAAACGACAACAGACGTAAAGAATTTTCAAATTTCGGCTCAGAAATATAAATATCACGTTCAAGTTTATATATATTGCAACTTATTTAATGTCGACTACAAAGACTTTACGTTTATAGCAATCGACAAAAACAACTTAGACATAGGCGTCTTTAAGTGTTCGGAAGAATTTTACGAACGTGGAAAGGACGAAACACAACAAGCTATAGAGTTATACAATAAATTCTTTTTAAAACCCGCTGACATAGATAGCTACGTTTATGAAGGCACATTATAATGATATGAAAGACGAAATAGCAAAAAAGATAATCGATATGACGGGGTGCAACGTGTTTAAAAACACCCGTGAAAGAAAATATAGTGATGCAAGAAGCTTACTCATAAAGATACTTGTAGATGATTACAATATGGGTTGGACGGAAATCGCTAAGTACTTTACCGAAAAAGGTAAGCCGATGACACACGCATCTATTATACACTTATATAAGTCGTTTCCCTCAGCAGTATTGCGGACAAACGACGAACTAACGTCTATTTACAATCACTTGATGAATAACTATTTTTTATCTAGTGTGGCAACCGAGAACCTTATAGACCGAATACGAAAAGTCAAACACCCACGAAAGTTTGAGATTATAGAAAAGTGCTTAGACGAAATAAGTATTTGACAATTCGTTAAAAATTGTATATATTGCGTTACAATGATTAAGCGGATAACTTACAATGACCTTACCGATATTACAGAACAAGCAAAAAAAGGCGGTGTTAAGTATCTGCCTGAGTGTGAGTTTTTAGGGTATTACATAGACGGGAAGATCGTGGGTACAGTTGGTTGGACGAAACACAAAAACAAGTACGTTTTGAGAAATGCGTTTGTAATGACTGAGCACAGAGGTAAGCGCATATACGAAAAGCTACACAAAGAACGTCTTAGCTTAATAGAACAAGAAGCGGGTAACGGAACTACAATAGAATTAAGATGTACACGTATGTCTTTTGAAATGCACAGACGTATGGGTGCCGTACCTATAAAATCATACAAGAATTATTTACACCTAGAATACTATATATAATGGCGTACAAGATCGTAGAATTTGACGACACCTTTCCAGACCACGACACACTTACGGAATCACAAGTGTTAGAATGGCTAGACGCTCAGAAATGGAAGTTTAGCAGTAACTACGCAAAGAAAGGACTACCGCATAGCTATCTTCTGGAAAAGAATTTTAAAAGCAATAGACGTAAATACTATTCCGTAGTAGCGTGGCTTTTAAAGAACGGCAATCGGGAAAGGTTTTTTCGGGTCGAATTTATATACTTCTATTATAAAGAGCATAAGTACTTTATAGCGTCGACTAAGGCAAGTCGTTATGGTGTAATAAACAAAGCACCTATCAAAAAATGAAAGCAGGAATAGTAACAATACCTAACAAACGGGATATGTATCTGTACCCGTTAATCGACGTCTTAGAACAGAGCGGTTGTGAGGTAAAACTATTTGTCGACTATAATCGTAAAGGACACACTTGGAACTTCCAACAAGCGTTAGAGGGTTTGCTAGATGACGCAGGTAAAGACGAGCCTATCCTTATTACAATGGACGATGTGATTACTAAGCCACAATGGGTTAACGATTGGAAAGAAATGCATAACAAAACACAAACAGACCTTTACTCTCTGTTCACTAGAAGAACGCACCTAAAAAAATTTGCTTCACAAGGCTACCATAAGGGCGTTGTCAAACGTGGGTTTTACGACCACGCAAGTATATACATAAATCAGCAGGGGTTAAACAAGCGTGTACAAGATTGGCTGCAAAAAGAAGGTAAGGAGTTTATTCCTGAGAAGCGACGTAATCACTATGACGTGTGCGTACAAGACTATTTCGTGTATCATAATATAGAATGGACTACCGCCGTGCCGTGTCTGTTTGAACACATTGGAGATGTCAGTACATTAGGGCATAATATAGGAAAAGCAATATCGTATAAGTATGAAAATATATAAGCAAGAAAACGTCTATGACGCTGCAAAGAAACGTATCAATTATTTGTTTGACGAATTTGAGAACGTAGTTGTAGGGTTTAGCGGTGGTAAGGATAGTACTTGCGTTTTTAATTTAGCATTGCAGGTTGCTGAGGAACGGGATAGACTGCCGTTAAAGGTTATGTTTCTTGACCAAGAAGCCGAATGGCAAAACGTCATTGACTACGTTACAGACGTAATGGAAGACCCTCGTGTAGAACCGATGTGGTTTCAAATACCAATAAAGCTATTTAACGCTACAAGTAACACAGACCATTGGTTAGAGTGTTGGAACGAGAACGATGAAGAAAATTGGATGCGACCTAAAGTAGATTACGCCTATAAGGAAAACATATACGGGACAGACCGATTTCACGATATGTTCCAAGCTATATTTGAACATCACTTTAAAGATCAAAAGGCGTGTTATTTAGCAGGGGTAAGGACAGAGGAAAGTCCAGCACGATTTTTAGCCGTTACGTCAGACGCAACCTATAAGTATCTGACGTTCGGGAAACGATTAAATAGACAGATGAACCACTATACGTTTTATCCGATATACGATTGGAGCTTCACAGACGTATGGAAGTCAATACACGACAACGGGTGGCAGTACACTAAGATATACGACTATCAATATATGCACGGCATACATATAAAGTCAATGCGTGTGTCTAACTTGCATCACGAAACCGCAGTCGAAAGTTTGTATTACCTAGAAGAAATCGAGAAAGACACTTGGGACAAACTCACTAAACGCCTATCGGGTATCAACACGGCAGGTAAATTAGGTAGGGATAACTTTCTAAAGATCAAAGAACTTCCTTTTATGTTTCGTGATTGGGTCGAATACCGAGACCACCTGCTAGAAAACTTAGTTACGAACGAAAAGCACAAAGCTAAATTCCGTAAGAAGTTTGATAAAATGGACGTAAAGTACGATATGGAATTTAACAAAGACAATTTAACAAAGGTGCAGATAAACTCTATTCTCGCTAACGACTTTGAGTTTACGAAGCTATCGAATTGGGAACGACACCCAGACGTAGATACTTGGCGCAAATGGAAGCGTGGCATCACAAACAAATATACTCACGTAAACAAATATATTAATGGTTGAATTAGGATTAGATAAATTAAAGGGCGAAGACCTGCTGAAAAAGATAGAGGACTTACAAGACTATCTATTTAGCATACACCCCTTAAAAACACAACCCGTTGCAAGAGTGCGGTGGGTCGACATAGACAAGGTAACCGCTAACGACTACAATCCGAATAGTGTCGCACGGGTCGAAATGAAGCTCTTATATACGTCAATAGCACACGACGGCTATACGCAACCCGTTGTAACGGTTTATGATGAAGTAAAAGATAAGTACGTTATTGTAGACGGCTTTCATAGGTATTTGACTTGCAAGACGAATAAAGATATTCTAGAACGTAACTTAGGGCGTTTGCCTATCGTAGTTATAGAAAAGGATATAAACGACAGAATGGCGTCAACGGTTCGGCATAACCGAGCAAGAGGCAAACACTCAATAAATGGAATGTCAAGTATGGTATTTGATATGCTAGAGAACGGGTGGAAAGACGAAGATATATGTAACGAGTTAGGAATGGAAGCTGAGGAATTAATACGTCTAAAGCATATAACGGGGTTCAGTAAGCTATTCAAAGACGTTGAATACAAAAAATCGTGGGAAACAAGACACCAATTAAAAATTAAAAAAGACTATAAAGATGAAAATCCAAACGAAGAAATTATCTGAGATAAAACCATATTGGCGAAACGCACGGAAGAATGACCGCACGATCGACGCTTTGAAACAAAGCATAAAAAAGTACGGGTACAATCAACCTATATCAATAGACGCTGAGGGAGTTATCATTACGGGACACGCAAGATACAAAGCATTAATGCAATTAGGGTACGACGAAGTAAACGTGATTATTGTAGACCACCTTTCTGACAAGAAAGTAAAAGAGTATCGTATTGCAGATAATAAGACACACGAACTTACGCTATGGAATAATGAAGACCTTGTGTTAGAGATGCGAGAAATAGATAATGTAGAGGATATGCAAGCGTTCTTCCCTAACATCAATTTGAATAATTGGTTAGAGGATAGCGTCGGTTTTAATCTAAACGACCTAACGGAAGAAGATTACAAGAACAAAGAGGAAAAGATGAATAACGTAATGACTAACATTAACGAAAGCCACTTAAACCAGACAATCGATGTTACTTGTCCGCATTGTCTTACTGAGTTTGCTTTAAAGAAATCTGATATCGTATGACAAAATCTGACACTAAAAAAAGCGCAATGATACAAGCACTCGAAAGTAGTTTGGGTGTTGTGTCGGTAGCGTGTAGCAAGGCAGAGATAAGCCGTGAAACACATTATCGGTGGTATAAGGAAGATGAGGAATATAGAAGCCGTGTTGACAACGTAAAGAACGTGTGTTTAGATTTCGTCGAAAGTAAATTATTCGAGCAAATCAAAGACAACAATACGACGTCAACTATTTTCTATTTAAAGACGCAAGGCAAATCGAGAGGGTATATCGAACGCCAAGAGGTTGACTTAGGTACGGAAAACCATTTCAGAATAGAAATACTAGAACGTGAAGACGATACAGAGTAATGTCGTATGTAAGCACCTAATACATTCTAAGAAACGAATTATCATTGAACAAGGCGGTACTCGTTCTGGTAAGACGTTTAACATACTGATATGGATAATATTCTACTATTCACTACAAAACACCCGTAAGATCATAACGATATGTCGTAAGACGTTTCCCGCTCTCAGAACGTCCGCAATGCGTGATTTCTTCGACATACTCAAAGAGCATAACCTATACTCAGAATCGTATCATAATAAATCATCTGGGGAGTACCGACTAAACGGAAACCTTGTAGAGTTTATTTCGTTAGACCAACCGCAAAAGGTAAGGGGTCGTAAGAGGGACTTGCTATTCATAAATGAGGCAAACGAATTGTTTTGGGAGGATTGGCAGCAGTTAGTGTTTCGTACAACGGGAAGAATAATACTCGACTACAACCCGTCAGACGAGTACCATTGGATATACGAAAAGGTTAAAACAAGAGAAGACGCTGACTTTTATATTACGACTTATAGGGACAACCACTTTTTGCCTGATACCATTATATCGGAAATTGAACGCCTAAGAGATACAGACGAAAACTATTGGCGTGTGTACGGCTTAGGGGAAGTAGGTAAGAGTCTTGCTACGATATTTAATGTTGCGCTCATAGATCAAGTCCCTGACTATGCAAGGCACTTAGGGTATGGTATGGACTTCGGTTACACAAACGACCCAACGACGCTCATAAGCATATTCTTGCACGATACGGATATGTATATACACGAAAAGATATATCGAACGGGTATGACGAACAGAGATATTGCAAACGAACTGCAACGGCTCGGCGTAGGTAGGCGAGAGGAAATATATGCCGATAGCGCCGAACCAAAAAGTATTGACGAAATCTACAAAATGGGTTGGAACATAAAACCCGCTGCAAAGGGCAGGGATAGTATCAACATCGGAATAGATATGCTGAAACGATATAACATTTTTGTTACAAAGCAATCGACTAACACGATAAAGGAATTCCGAAACTACAAATGGAAAGAGGATAAGAACGGCGTTGTGCTAAACTCACCCGTTGATATGTTTAACCACAGCATTGACGCTATCCGTTACCTAGTATTTAATAAACTAAGCAGACCCGATTACGGGAAATACGCAATAAGATAGTTACTTACATATTTGGTAGTGTCGTTAATTATTACTATATTGTAGTAAATCATAAAATAATAAAAATGACACACACAGACACAAGTAGTAAATTAGTCGAACTCGAAAAATGGGACGTACACGGAGTATTGCGTGACGGAGCAGCCGAGGACTTCGGTAGCATAGAAGCCAAGTTTGGTATTCTAGCAGAGAGGTTGCGAATGATAGAGTCTAGCTTACAGACCAACGAGCAACCGACAGAGTATGACTTTGACCGCTTGCAAGAGTCTATCGCAATCGCTAAAGAGGGCGAAGCGACGGCTCTAAGGCTTTTCAAAAAACTAAACTATACTGTAACCACAAAAAGAGAAATCTAATGAGAACACAATTACAAGACCTTCAAGAAGAAGAACGCAAGGTAGCCACCGAGTTAATAACATTAGCACGGAACGGAAAACACAGAACGCTAGAGTATCAAAACCTAGCCTTACGACACGAAGAATTAAAAAATCTAATACACAATTTACAATGGATATAACGCAAGAGGATTTTATCCGATACGAGGAGGTGCGAGAAGAAGGACACTACAATATGTTCGACCCCCGTGCCATAGAGAAGACGGGTCTTCCACGAGAGACTTATATCAACATCATAGCTAACTATGACAATCTAAAAAAGAAATGGTTATAAGCAATTGTTGTGGTGCGCTAAGGTGGTTAGAAGAAACCGATATATGTTCCGACTGCAAGGAACACGCAGACTTTTATGACGACGAAGTAATGGAATGTAAGTAGTACGTTTTAACTGCCGTCGACATCAGACATATCAAGCCGATTATACGTCGGCTTTTTTTATTTTGTAAAATCACTTAAATTTACGTTAAATCAAAAAGAGCAGATTATGAAACCTAAGAAGCTAAAAATCGTAATGCCGTCGTCGATGTCCGAAATCACATTGGGTCGGTATCAGGAGTTTATTAAGTCAACAGAAGACGAAGCGATGTCAGACGATGAAGTCGCCGTAAAGATGTTAGACGTGTTCTTAGATATCAAGCAGACAGACACGATGAAGCTCACACTAGAAAGTATGACACAAATATCTTCTAAACTAGCAGAGGTGCTGAGCGAGAAGCCAACATTAATACAGAGGTTTAAAATGGGCGATACGGAGTTTGGGTTTGTACCTAAGCTAGACGAAATGACTTTTGGGGAGTATATTGATCTTGATACTTACATAGCGGATTGGAACACAATGCACAACGCAATGGCAGTATTGTTCCGTCCGATAAGAGTCAAGAAAGGAAACAAATACACGCTATACGATTACGAGGGCGACTTGTATCACGACGCAATGAAAGGTATGCCGTTGTCAGCTTGTATGGGTGCGTTGATTTTTTTTTATCGTTTAGAGAAAGAATTAAAGACGATTACAAAGGGTTATTCTCAGGAGGGGGAGAACCAGACGCATTCGGAAA